GATGCAGATGTTGATTTATTGTATGATTGTGCTTCTTTGGATCCTGCAGGAGCATATGGGTTCATTTCTAAAAGAACCGATTCAAAAATACTCTCTACTTCATCAAATTCAAATCCTTCCTCAAGCATTTCATCAATCGTTTCTTCAACAATCTGATCAATTTCTTCTTCGGTCAAATCTTCAATACCGACAAAATCATCTGCCATTTCTTCTAACTCATCTCTGAGTTCTTCGTCATAAACTGCCGAATATGCTTCTACCAAACTTCTAATTTCTTTAAGATCCATTTTCTACAACACTTTTTAGTTATTTATAATATATATATTTTTTCAGAAATAAAAAAAGGAGGTGTTTTAACCTCCTCTCAAATAATAAAAGATTTTAGATGTCTCCTTCTACTCTATTTTCAGATTTATAGACAGAAAAAGTTCCCTCTGGATAACGAGCACTCAGTTTAAGATAATTTCTCTCAAGTACTTCTTCAAAAGAAACATCAAGTGCCATACATGCCTGAGCAGCATACCAAAGAATATCTCCAAGTTCAACCTTTAGATGTTCAATATTAGCATCATTATATGGTTTTCCTTGCAGAAAGATTTTTTTTACAATTTCAGTAAATTCTCCTGCCTCTGCACTCATACCAAATGCAGCAGTCATCAGACGAGGAACATCAGCATCTTGGGTTTCAAGTTCGGTCAGACGAACAAGAAGTTTTGCAAAGTCACTGCTTGCAGGACTTGTGGTTTGACGAACAAATTCAATATACTTATTAGGATCAATATTTGCCATATTTAAAATTTAAATCCCTCAAATGATTTTTTAGGTTTGTTTTCTTCATCATTATACTCATCTTCTTTTTGGTTGTCAAGTATGTCTTTTTGTGCTGATTGTTCTACATCATAAAGTCTCATTTTTGATCGGTCAATTCCCAAGACGAACCTCTTATATTTATCAGTTGCAGCATAACGGTTCTTTAATTGCTTAACTAGAATTTGACCAAGTTCTTCAAGTTCTTCTGTGCTAATCAGAGCAAACATAAGATCAGCAGTAGCAGGAAGACCGAAGGATTCTGAAGTATCAGTCAATTCTACATCAGACGAACTATTATGAGTTAGAATATTATTACCATAAAATAAATGATTTCCAGATACCTCAATATCTATCATTTCTCTTTCATCAATCTCTTCAATTTTTAGAATTTTTTTAAAAATCATTTTTGTATTCTCCCATTAACAAAACCATTTTGGGTATAATTTGAATAATCCCAAGCATCAATACTTATAGATTCTATCATATTATTAACCCAAATAGATCCTTGTCCTTTTTCCCATCCAGTTTGTAAATAAAAATCAATTTCTTCTTTCTTAACAAATTTTCTTTTTTTTAAATTATTATTGTATATCCAATTTCTGCCAGAAGAATCTTTTGATATTTTATCTTTATGTTCTTGTGTTAATTTTTTCCCCGTCTTACTTTTAGAAATTTTGTCTTTTGTTTCTTGTGAATGATTTGTATTAAACTTTTTATAAAGTCCAAGAGAATATCTATCTTTTTTAGTTTTTCTCATTTTTTCTTTTGATTGTTGGGAAAAACTTACTCCATAATTCCAAGGTCTTCCATTTTTAATATTCTCCCATATTTGCTCTTGATTTGCTCCGTGGTAGTGTTTTTCATAATTACAAGTTTCATATCTCATATTATATCCACCACCATCAATATTATTAGATTTATATTTGCGGATATAATAATCCTCCTTTATTCTTGCCTCACTTTCATCAACTTCTTCTATGACTTCAATAGTAAAGTTTCTTTTACCATATTCAATAATAGCATCAGACAAAAGTTTATTACCTTCGTGTCTTCCGAGGGCAACATGCTCTTGTAATCTCCTATCCAAATCAAATTTAGTTAGTCCAACATAATACATATATGGATTGACTGCTGTATTGGTAACTAGATAAATTTTTACTTTCATATCAGTAAGTTACACCACTATTATTTATACGAAGTGTGTCTTACGCATACTATTCCTTCACATAAAGACACATTCCCTCCGTCAAACCGCCCTTGATATTCAGTTCCGCACTTTTAGTTGGGAATAAATGCTCTTCACTACAAATAATTTCTTTACCATCTTCCAAAGTAATCTTATATGATTTCTTTTTAGTTTTAGAAAAGACATTCAGCACTTCATTATAACCAGTATTAGAAAGCACCATATCCCCAACTTGAATATTGCAAATATCTTTCAGTCCTTGCGGCGTTTGAACTTGTGTTTTCAAGTCCAAGCAAAATCCCGAACGTGTCGTTTGTGTTGCACTCACAATTGGAACATTAAACTCAACTGCAAGACCACGAAGTTCTTCTGCAATTGATTTCACAAGAGTGTAAGAATTTACATTACTTCCACCTTTAAATCTTGAAGATGAACAGATATTCAAGTAGTCAATGAAAATAATATCTGGTTTAAATGATTTTTTAAGAGCAAGTTCATTAAGCAATGACTTAAAATGTCCAGAGTGTGCAGAAGCAGTTGGATACTCTTTAATAATTAAAGTACCTTGCGTTTTCTTTGCAAGATTATTGACTTTGGTTTCAAAGGTAGATCTAGGTAGTTCGCTAATATCCTGAATCGGAACATTCAGGAGATTTGCATCAATTCTCTCAGCAATTCGTTCTTCTGCCATTTCAAGAGTAATGTACAGAACGTTTTTTCCTTGAAGCAGAACTGATGCCGCTACGTGACACATAAAAAGTGATTTTCCAACTCCAGTATTATGAGATGAAACTCCATTAGTATAATACCTGTGATTTGGGTGATTTATGTTAATATCAACAATCGGTATTTTATTTCCTGTGAAAAAAATCTTACCAAGTTTATAACCACTTTTAGTAAGAAAATGCATCACATCAAACTTTGAATAAATGTGAGAAGCACTCATCCAACCAAACGAGGTTTCAAATAGGTGATCTGCATTACATCTAATTTGTTCATATCCATCAACCTTTAAAATATATTCATCATACATTCCTTTATTAATAAAGAAATTAACTGGAACATATCCATCAGGAGAATCAACTTCTACTTCATATCCATTATCAAGTAACGTTTTAATTTCAGCAATACTTGTTTCTTTTTCAATCCACATTTTATATAAATAACAGTAGCAGGGACAGGGAAATGTTTAGTCAAATCTATTCTATCCTATGCGAAAACAATAAGTCAAGAAAAGAAAATTACAAAAAATATTCAGGATTACACGAACATCATGAAGGTTGGAAGTTTGGAACTGGCGAACCAGCACCAAATTCTAAAGTTAAAAAATAACCTATCAACCAATTATACTCTGTCTCCACCTCCCACTCATATTTACCATCATCACTTCTGCTGCTTCTTGAGTATCAGCATAACCTTGATCCAGAAGATGTGAGAGGATGATGTCGTAGAGGTCTACTGCTTCATTTTTATTATTGTTTAATCTTTTTTCCCTTTCTTTTTTGTTATGAGTATCAACCATTCTCCTTAAATTAAGTTGTATTGGGTTTCCGGCATCTCTTCTTTCTCTTACTTTAGCCCAAAAACTTGGTTTTCTTTTTCTCTCATCTCTTTTTTTTGCAGATGCTTCTTGTTTTGCTCTCTCCTCTGGAGATTTAAGTCCAATCTCCTCATAAACTTCCATATATGTTTCTTGAAGATTGCTAAGTTCTTGTGCTCCCATTTTACAAATACTTTTTAAGTATTTATGTTTTTAATTTCCTAAACCTAATTTTAACTTTGGTTTCTGGATGAATACATCCAGCAAGAGCGATATTAAGAGTTTTGTTAGGGAGACCACCTTTGGTAATTTTGTTAAAATATTCAAGATCAAATTCAATTTTTTCCTCCTTTCTGTGATAAGATTCATATCTTTTTTCATAATCTGCAAGATAGTCATGTCCAATGTTAGTATCAAAACTTACTGCAAGGGCATCTTGAAGAATTGAAGGAATTGAATCCCGATTCTTTTTTTGGTCCTTGCCATCAGCAACTTGAATTGCTTCCATTAGTGCTAAGTAAATAGCACGATCACGGCACCACTTTTCAGTAGTATTTACCAACCATTCAAACTCAACCGGAACATCATCAAGATGATTGATTACTTGAAGAATTTCTTTAAAAGATGTCTCATTAATATCTTTACGATTTTCTATTTCAATACAAAGAACTTCTTTTGTTGAGAGTTCATTATATTGTTGTACAAAATCAAGGATTTCTTCAAACACAATCTTTTGATTTGCATCTTCAAAATATTCGCCTTTGATGAAAGGAATTACCTTTCTTGTATATTGCTCGTTGTGCAATAAGTTTCTTAGAATTAAAAATTCAACTTTATCCATATTTAAAAGAAAATGATATACTTACTCTTGTTTTATTTTCTTTAAATGGCAATACCATATGAAGAAGATATGTTGGAAAGAGGACCAATATGGACGATGTTGGGTACAAGTGGTAGAAGTCCATATTATATGGCGAAGACTTATCTTTTAGCAAGTGAACTTTCATTCCATAAGAAGGATCTTGAAAGACTAAAGATCCTCCATTTTTATTATCCCATGTTCCCCCTTTAATAGGATTTTCTTGAGTATAGTTAAAGTTCCAATTTTTTCCAACAATAGACTCAATAGGATAATAAACACCAGCAAGTGCTGTTGTTCCATGATGATGTAAAAAATTCACATCACCAGATTGATTAATATTTGCCCAAAGATCTGAACAAACTAATCCATCTTTATATCCATAAGATTTACAATATTGATTTCCACACTTAGTAATAATTGAAGATAGTTTAGAAAAACTTTGATACTTCTTTTCAAGATCAGTTTTACTGTGCCAACCACCCATATTACTATGATCTTCTCCTGCAGGATTTAAATCACGTTCTTTGAGGAGATCGTCAACTAATTGAATGTTAAGATTATGATTATCTTCTTTGAAATTATATGCAGATACAGGAATAGGAAATAGTGGAAGACAATTAACTTCCATAAGAGAACTCTTGTTTGGCAATTTCATCCAATGCTTGCATTACTTCTGGCGTGAAATATTGTTCTGGATTCTTTAAAATCTCTTTGGCATAAATTTTCTTACCTTCCATTTCATAGCGTCCAGCAACATTCTTCCATAATCCACCCAATTCTCCAAGTTCAAGCAAACCGTAATATCTATCAAGACCACGCTCATCGTAATAAAGACGTACTTCAACATCTTGATTCTCCTTACTTAAACGTGATTTTTGTGTTTTGCATTTAATAATATTTCCAATCACATCAGTTCCGTCCTTCTCTTTCTTTTTAGAAAGATAAATGATGCTAGATGCTGCATATTTAAGACCACTTCCTCCACCCATTTCCTTCATTGGAACATAAGAACCAATAACATCATAAGTATGATTTGTCACGATCATTGGAATTTTTGCCTGACCAAGTTTCAGAGTCAACATACGGAATGCACCTTTAATCAGTTGAGATTTAGTCATGTCTCTAACTTCTTTGTCGTTCAGAGCATCATTAATCTCCTTACTGGTTGAAAGCATTCCCAAAGAATCCAGAACAAACATACAAGGATTGCGTTCTCCTTCGGGTTTCTTCATATACATATCAACTGCTTTCAATGCTTTACCACGAAACTCCTCAACAGTAACTACA